GCTGCTCCATAGGCGAGCAATTGCCACCATTCATTCAATTGAGGATTCAAAGTCCCATCGAAATTTCCTGCATTATCAACATTGAAGCTAATTGGATAGCGATAGGCCTCAAATGAAACTGTGTATCCTTGATCTGGAATTGGATAAAGCAAGATTTGATCTTGGAAGAAAACAGCTGTCGTAGGTCTAGATGCGACATAGGGAACATATTGAACATTGATCGCATTCCCAGTTGGAATTGGAGCAGAAAATAGAGTTATGGTGATTGCCCCTGTGATATAATTTATGGTTCCTCTATTGACGGTAGGATCAGTTGAATTATCAGTTGGATCAAATAAATTTCCTTGGCCATCATCAATTAATGAAATAGATGGTGAAATACCAGAGGTTGCATCAGGGGTTCCTGAAGCTGAGACTAAAACATTCCAATTAAGAAACTTTGCTTCAATATCTACCACAGAAGAATTTGAATATGCCCCTGGTGGATTGGTTTTAAATCCTGGCAAAATTGGAGTTTGAGTTAAAAATTGGCCTGTATATGTACCACCACTTCCATCAGTACCATCGCCTGTATAAACCTGCTGTTGTAGGAAATTGAGCTGTGGATTAATTCTGAAAAAGTTTTGACGACTTTGAGTCATGTAAGATTGATAGCCACCAATATAAACAGGGGGCATTTCAGTCAAATAGGTATCTGTCGGGAAATCATAAGCAGGAATATTCGCAGTTGTGACGAATTCATAATTGTAGAGCAGTGAAATCAATTTCAAATGCTGTGGCATGTCATAGACATAGAAGGTATTGATATAATTCACAATTTCAGCGTCAGAGATTTGGGCATTAGATGGCCGTCCTGTAACTTTTCTGACTTTGGCGATGATATCTCTTAATTGATTTGGTAAACCGTTTGGCATTTTAAGGTCCTCCAATTGGAGTTAATAAATTTTGTTCTGAATTTTTCAGAGTGCTTGCTATTTCACCGACTGCAACGACTTGAGGGACTTGAACAGTGGATGAAATGAAAAATGGATCATAAGTTGTGGTATTAGCATCTATGCTAAAAGTTGTTGGAGATAGGACAATTATGGGGTAAATATTGCCTAAAAGTTGCTGCATACCAAAATCAGCAAAGAATTCAAATCGGACAATTAAACCTGAGAAGTAGCCATGAGCAGTTGATGTCGTGACTACCCCAGGATTTGCGTTTGTAATCGCAGTTATAGAATTTCGGACTGACTTCCAAATTGGAGTGGCCACTTAAACAGTTCCACCCATGTATTCGAAATTGAATCCATAACGTTTGACATGTTTTGTAACGCCGGACATTGGAACGACTGAATCTCCAGTGCTTTGACCTTGTTTAAGATCATTAGAATTATCCATTTTCCAGCCATGAACTCCATATTGGCAGGTTCCAATAACTTGGTTAGCTCTTGGTTTTGTATCCAAAGCAGCTGCTGAAATATCAATTCCATTTAGAAATCTAGCGACATAAAGAGGTATGTCATACATTTCGCCATCTTTCATCGTTTTCTTAAATACAGGGATTCCAGGATATTTTCCGACAGTAACAACTGTTGATCCACCAGGACTCTCAAAACAAATAAATGTTCCTCGTACAATCACTGTTTCTTCAGCAATCAACTGTTTGATTTTCTCTTTCGTAAGCTCTTTCGCTTCTTTAGTAATATGAGAGCCATTTGTAGGAAGGATAGATGCTGCAATATTCAAATTCTTTGCCATTTTTACTCCTTAGTAAAAGCCCCTCCGAAGAGGGGCAAAGTTTAATTAAATCGACGTAGCTTTATTAGCGAACCATTGATAGCGCTTATCTGCCGTTTGGACAGTAGAGCCAATCAATACTCCAGTAATAGAGACGTTTCTTGTTCTGTCATCAAGTAAGTTTCCATATGGCTGGGAGATGCTATTGATAGCAGCTTCGCCAACTGGAACGACTTGTGGGAAGGATACTCCGCCAGCAGCAATAGCAGATGTTGGGAAAGCAAAAGCTGTAAAGCCTGTGCTGTCAATATCCACTGTGATGGTGTTGGTTGATCCTGTTGTTACAGCAACAATGACTCCGAGAAGTCCGTTGATCTGTGTCATGCCAAAAGCGGCAGGAACAACGATCCGAACTTCTTGTCCGACTGTATATCCATGAGTTACAGACAATGTAATTACGGCTTGTGTAGCTAATGTAATTGCAGTGATCAATCTAACTCTTGGATAATAACGATCTATTGCATTGATGATACGGAAAGTACCAGCAGTAGCATCAGCAGCAAAGCCAGTGTTATCCAAATATTTTAATTGGAAACTTGTGCTTGCTACGATTGTACCAACAGTAAAATCCCATCCTGCAATTTGAAGCATTCCGGTTGTCCCAAACATCCTTACGACTGTAGATCCAGCAACTAAATTCGTTGTTGTCGCAGTATCTGCAACAGCAGGATTAGCTCTGTTAACCTCAGTTCCGTTAAGGGCTGTAGATGGTCCAATAGTTAAAAGCGCGCTATCAGCAATGAAAGTAAAACCACCTGTAGTAGTTGTAATTTCAAGGTCTAATGTTGCAGCGCCGTTAGTTTTGGTATTATAATAAGCAGATCCGGCAGCCATCAAAGATGTGCCTTCTGCTCTCATGACAGGCGTACTAGCAGCTGTAGAACCGATGTCAGTGAGATTTATTAGTCTAAAATCAGAGTAGCCTGAAGGAATGCTGATCATCAGCGGATTTCCATCAGAAACAAAACTACCTGTTACTTGTGCGTTGACTGGTGAACTCATATTTTTTTCTCCTTATGCCAGCGTCACACGTAGGTTAAATACCCACGTATCGTTTAAGATTCTTGGTACTTCAGCGAATTTGTAACCAACAGAAGCGTTGAGCGCTAATGGTGAATCATAAATAGGCGGACGATAGATGAAAGAAGCGCTATATCCATCTTGCTCGATAGAAGCATAAGCTTCACGACCGACACAGAAAACGTTATAGACTGTTGCACCTAATAATGAAGCATTTGGAGTCGTGCTACCAATTGGGGATAACAAGAAACGAATATTGGCTACAGTTCCCCACTCTGAATCCAGAGTAGAAGACTGGTTTGGATAGTTCCATTTTTGGATGAATCCATTAACGTTATCCAATTGACCAATAAGGTCTGTATGGCCAAGACCAAAATACGCATCACGTACTGGTGCTGTACCAAATTTGTTTTCGCCTTCTACGCCTGTCATGAACGAATAAGCCGAGTTTCCACGGAGTGTTCGTACAACAACATCAATATCAGACCGAGTAATCTCAGTAGGATTATCTCCGTTAGTTCCGCCAACAGCGTTAATAAAGGACGCAGTTGATGCAAGCATAGAGCTCATCAATTGGTCTTCAGTTTCCCGAAGAGAAACGCCTAAACGTTGAGTAGCTTCATTCAAAACTGGGTCTTGGTTTTGAAGAGTGACTTGTTCGTTGAGCAAAATATAAGTTCCATAGAAGTCCATTTGGGCATCTATGTTTACGGCGGTCAATTGTTGGGGAGGTGGTGTAATTCCACTGTTCCCAAGTGGTACTGGCGCAGTAGCCAGCGGGTTGTATCGTCTCATTCTCAGCGTAGTACCGCCGTTTCTTGGCATGGCCTTCAAATCCGCAGGGATTTTATGGATCATGTAAGGAACTGCGACGCTCAGCAATTTAAAGCTGAACGACTGTTGGACAGGCGCTGGAAGAGTACTTGTTGTCGTTACTGACATAAGTCATGTTCCTTTGTTAGGAACCAAAACTAAAAGCCCTTAATCGCTTTGGCCATTTCTTCTCTGAGGGATTTTTTAAGTTCATCAGTGAGTCCATTTTCAAACATATGCGCGTTGCCGATGGCACTAGATTTAGTTACCGCATTAACAGACAGAGGTTTTTGTGAATTAGCTAAGGCTTTCTGCTTTTCTTTGACAGGTTCTTTCGCCACTTCTTCTACTCCTATTCCGAGACGTTTTAGTAACTTATAGGCCGCAACACCCTGACTATATTGGTCAGTATTTTGCGCTAAGGACATTGCAAGTTCTGGTTCGGTTTCTTTTAATAATTCAATGTTTTCTCTTGTAACCACTTGATTGAAGTCATTGAACTTTGAAGAAAGCCGCTCTTCTACAGTTGCGTTTTCACGCTCACGGATGACTCTTGAGGCAATTTCTTCGGCCATTTTTGCGGCCAGCTTTTTTGCTTGGCCTTTTGTGACGATATCTTCGTCGCCGAGTTTGTCTAGTTCATCTATTTCTGGTGGCCTTTGAGGCGCCTTTAACTGAGCTATCAGCTCTTCTTGTTCTTTTGACTTTCTTTCAAGGTCTTGCATTTTGCGTCGGGTTTCTTTCCAGTTGCGATCTTGGTCTTCCGACTTCTTCGCAAAGGTTTCCGCCTTCTGCTTTTCTTCTGCACTATCATTAGATTCAGCTGTGGGGACAGCTTGAGCGACTTCAGGGTCTTGCTCTACACCCTCGTTAGTTTCATCTGGCATGTGCATTCCTTTGAGATGGCGAGTCTCTTTTCTGCCTATAAGAGAAGCTGATAACCTTACGCAGGCTTAGCGCGAAGAGGGTCACCCTCAACTATCAACTTCAAATTTTAATTTGATGCATTGGGCAATAAGATGTCAAATTATTTTTATATATAGAACGGAATGAGGAGAATTGTTTAAGATTGCTAAGAGGTAATTATGGAAAATGAAGAATACTGGAAAAAAGCTTTGAAAGATTTAGATAAAATTTTTGGAATTCCAGACGATCCCAATTCGGATTGGATTAGTGATCAATATGGGTATTGGCTTCCGTTTATAGATTTAGAAGATCTTTATGAATCAATGAAACATCTTGTGAAATGGAGAGATTTTTATTGTTTCACACGTCGCTTTGAGGAACATAAATATGAGAAAAGGAATTATGAATATTTTCCGATGGAACAAGAATTGGTTTTAAAGCCAAAAATGACAAACCACCCAGGAGATATGCATACCATTGGAATAAAAATAAAAATGGGAATGAGGTTTTTATGAACTGGAACTATTTAGATGAACTGCCAGAAAACGGATCTTTAGTCTGGGTAAAAATACCTGGGAAAAGACCTATAGTTAGACTATTCCAAAACGATTCGTTCGGTCTTGGAGATAGGGACTTTGAAGTTACAGCCTGGGCTAATTATCAGGGTCAACTTCTTTGTGATCTAGAACACCTCGATTATAGGCCACGATCCATTCGACAAGCTTGGGATCATAGCAATCAGCATTCTTCAGAATTGTCTTTGCGTCTTGTGCACTAGGAAGTGTATAGACTAAAGTCATTGTGCCCTTATTGTTATCCACTTCGTAAAGATCATGATCAGCGTTTGGCCATTCATATCGTAGAAAAGAAGCCTGTGGTCTTGTCTGACGTGTGATGTATTTATGATGTAGGACATTGCTCACCATCCCTGCGATTGTCTCTTTCTTCCTTTGAACAATGATATAAAAGGGAGGATCAAACCTCTTACAACCCTCATCAACCGCTTTCATGAGCTCTTCGAAATACTTCGGAGTCATCGACGCAACAGTTTCTTCTACAGTCTGGATCGGCTGATTTTCTTTAGATAAAATATCATAGACAGCCTGTCCAAGCTTGGCGGGATTTTTTTTGATTTTATCACGAGAGACTACAAGATTTTTTTCGAGGCGATGTATTACCATCACCTCTAGTTATCAATAAATTATTTTAAAATCAAGCCTTAGGCTTCGTTTGAGGAGGAGTGACAACCCATTCCCACCAGCTTTTAGTAGGATCTTTAGGTTTGTCTTTTGGCTTTTCTTCAACGACTGGTTCAGGTGGATTCTCTATCACGAAATTATCAGGATCAAATTGAACGGGTGTTAAAACAACAGGAGCATGTGTTGGCATAAGATACCCAACAGATTTATCTATAAACTTCTCAACTTCTTTTTTCTCAGAAGTGTAGAAGAAACGATGGGACTTGGTTAATTTCTGATTGATCAATTTCGTGACGCCACCAAAATGATAGCCGATTGAAAAGGCAATACCACTTCGAACTTGAGGTTCACAATAAGGGGTTACAGAAAGCTTGATGTTGTCAAAAAGAAATGCGCTAACTGTTCCACCATACCCAACTCGCTTTGTTTGATGGTTGAAATTCGTAGTAACACTAAATTCGTATTTTTTCGAAGGCCGATAAGATAAGCAGATTTCAGATACATCATGAAACAAGTATTTATTATCTTCGAATTCTACGCTAGTTTTAACTGGGATGTATCTATTATAAACCAGAGTGAAATGATCATAAAAGATCTCTACACCAGGAATCAGTTGATGATTGAAAAATCCCCAGGAATTGTGATTGCCATAGACGAAATTGCTTCCAAAGCCGAAATTATCGTAGAACTTGCGATAGCCGACTCCTAGCTCATGATGGAACACTTTATGCGAATAGGGATGAGTTAAAGCATGTAAAATAATTATGTTATCATCATCAAGCTCTAAAGTAGACTGATGTTCAAGGTTTAAACTGATTTTAGGCATTGAAAATGGATAACGAGCATCAATGTTAAATCCAACGGATGGCTCATGATAATCAGCAGAAAGCGAAAGTAGACTTAAGATCCCGATAACAAATGTTTTTTTCATGATATTCCTATATTAGTCATAAAATTCTGAGAAGCCCCAGTGAAGCTTATCATCATATTCTTCAAGAGACATTCCTAGCTGACTGGCTTTTTTTTCTCTAATTTCCTTAGCAATTGATTCATATTCCCTAAACTCTGGATGCAAAAGAAGAGATTGTTTGGCACCTTCCCAAGAAGTGGTCATTCGTTCTTACCATCAAAAATATGGTCATATTTCTTATGCCATTCAGTGATTGCTTTTTGAATCTCTTCATGATCTGGCGAATCTTCATCCAAAGAAATCCCTCTCAAACAAAGAGAAGTCAGCTCACATTCAATATTTTGATATTCTTGTTCGGTAAGTCCATATATGGAAGTCATTTCTTTTTCTTCATCATTTTGGCCCCATAGTCGCAGACCTTATCTCTTTTCTTATCCATCTTCTCTAAAGATTTCAGGCTCTTTTCAGTTCCTTTTACCTTTTTTTCAATCTTGCGAATTTGTTTATCCATATCAACCTAATGTTGTAAAAAGGGTATTTGGTCTTTAACTTTCTGTTTTTTTCCGCCAGATCCTGGTACTTCAACGCCCTTATTCTTAAGCACGGTTGCAGCAATCTTTCCAGCTTTCCCTTTGGGTCTAATCATCGCCATATTAGGGGAACTCTTGATCGTTTTTATACCATTTGTTCTCATGAATGCCCGATTCTTCTTCTAAACCGCAAGAAAAATCATTAATCACGCCACTTCTTTTATTATGTGAACGTGAGAAATTCTTGATCATGGGCTCTGAGGGCATGTTAGCAAAGCTTTCGTCACCCATTCTTTTATCAGGCTCCATCTGCTTCTCAAAATCATAGTTTTTGGTAACCCCAAATTCCTTATGATTTTTTTCCACGTTGTAGCGCTTAACAGAACCATTACGACCTTTAGCCACAAAAACTCCTAGTGTTGATTAGACATATGACTACGAGCGCGACCATCTGATCGTTTGTTCTCTTCATCAATACGTGTCATCGTGTCATTTTCTACGGTTGGACCATATTCAACAGCTTTAGAATAGGTGTCCATTTTAACTTCGGTTGGCATATTAGCAAATTTGCCATGGCCCCAAGCTTTCCCTTCTTTTTCTGACTCTCCGTGCATTTGTGCTTTACCCATATGACAATCTCCTGTGTATGGTGTTCTTGAACCTCACTATACTATATATATAAAAATATTTTTAGTCTTTTTTTGGAAATGGCAATAAGCTATGTTGTTATTTTTGAATTCTAACCTCAAAAGGAGAGCTATGAAAAAATTCGTTTTGTCAAATATCGTTATTTTATTTCCCCTGATTTTGTTAGCTGATAATGGTGCTTGTCAACCACCGCAAAAATTGCCCGATGGAAGACCAGCACCAGCAGCTTCTTATGCTAGAATCAAAGACGAGCCTTCTATTTGCTCTGGCGATTTACAGCCAATAGCTAAAGAGCCTCATGAACATCGTTTAAATTTTGGGTTTATGAATCTTGGATATGAAAGAATTATGCCAAACTCAACCTATGTGGGGGCCGATGTAAAACTAACACCATTTTACAATTATGACGCAGATAGTCACCATACATTAAATTATTTCATTAATGGCGAATTGAGAATGGGATATAATCACTCATTTACTAAAAACGATCAGCTTATTCCTTATGGTGGAATTGGATTTTCTGTCTTTAAGTTTGAGAAAAAAGAAGGAAAAATTCGAGATTGGAATTATGCAACAGCAGGAGCAAAATATCTCCACCAATTTGGCGAAATATTTGAAATGGGCCTGAATGTTAAAGCATACCGAAGTATTCAGGAGAAAAGAACTTCTGTGGTTAAGGCAAAAAAAAAGAAGCCTCATCCAGTCATAATTAATACTAATAAAGTAAAAATGCAAGATAAGATGGGAAATAAGCTTATTCTTGTCAATGGGAAGTTACAGGTAGATAAAGATAACGTTATTATGCAGCCCATTCCTGAAGTCCCGCAATTGCCAAATCCAGAGACTGTCATAGCAAAACTAGAGGCTAAAACAGTTTCATTTAAAGACGCGAGTTGGATGTTGGAAGTTGGCATGCCATTTATTTGGCACTTAGGTGAGACTAAGAACTGGGAAATCCAGTTAGAGCCTTACTATATGCAAATCCCAAATGGTAAAAGAATGCACCTCCTAGGCTCTCGTCTCTCTTTTGGTTTCCGCTTCTAGGCAGCGGTTTTTTTGGCAGTCGCTCTTGGTTTTTTCCTTTCGGGGGCGGCTGTTTGTTTCTCTTCAGGCTTTTCAGTGATCAATTTCAAAATCTCAACTGCTTTATGAAGTTGTTCCAAATCAATTGTAGTGAGTTCTTTGACGGCTTTAACCTTACTAAGTTCAGCCTCTTCCATATCTTTATGGGCTGCGGCTCTTCGTTCAACTGCCAAAGCCTGGTTCTCTTGAATACGGCTTGCACGTTCGTGGCCAAGTCCCTGATTTGCGACGGCTCTAGCATGCAGGTCTTCGATTTGTGCCTTAAGAAGTTCAATTTGGGTTTGCTGTTGCATTTGTGCTGCTTGTGACGCTTGCTGCTCTTGTTGAGTAAGGGCATTTGTGAGTTTCTCCTTATTTTGCAATGTTGAAGATTCAACCAATATCTCAGCAGGAACAGGTATGCCAAGTTCTCTAAGCTGTAATAATTGAGCAAATTGCATTTGTCTTTGAGTCGAGGTATTCAAACCATCTTCGACGATACTTTTGTACTTACCAAAGGCTCGATTATAAAACTGCTGTGAAGGCTCTTCTCCTATAACGCGCTGAACTTTTCCTGGAGTCCAATTAGCCTGAACAAGTGATATTCGTATGTCGCCAAGCATCTTTTGAGCGTAGTCTAAATTGTCGAAAAGACCCTGAAGTGTAGTCAAATTAGCGCCTTGACGCAGCATAGAAAGAATGCCTGCTTTATCATCTTGAGCCATACCGAGCAGTTCTTCTGAAACACCTGATATCTCTTGAACTTCTTTGCCGAGTAATTCTGAGAGTTGAATCATCGAAGGAGGGATTTGAGGCGGTTCAATTCTGATAACATCAACGCCTGGCTGAGCATTAGCTTTAAGAGCAAGCCCTCTACCTTGACCTTGCAAGAAGACATCTTTAGGATTGACTAAAGCGTTCTCCTTATACATGAAGCCAGATGTCATTTGAGATTCTAGAATGTCTAATTCAATTATTCGCCGACGGTTATAAAGATATTGGGCATCTCTGAGACCTCGGACCACACCTTGGATTCTCCAAGGAAAGTCAGCCATTTGGGGCTCGTAATAAGCCCAAACCGGAACAAAAGGATAACGATCGATACCAAGAGGATTAGGGCCATTATACATAACTTTGCCCTGTACCACAATGGCAAGCTTGACGGTTTGGATTTCTTGATCGAGAGTGTGTATTTGTGGATACGCCCGCATAAAGTCATTAAGGTCTTCATCTTGTCCTCTCCATTCCATCGTTTCGCCTGTTTGCACATCGCAAAGCAGCTTTTGTTTCCTTGAATCTAAGTACCAAAATTCGTCATAGGTTAATAGATCCTGCATTCCATAATTGTAAGATTCAGGCATAAACTGAAATTTACCATCACGATTGCCCCATCCCTTCATATCCAGGATTTCAGATTCTCTACCAGGAAGCAGCGATTTCACCTGATTTCGAGATAAGTATTTGCGCGTCCAAATATTATTACAATCAGATAAGTCCATCTTCTTGAAATAGGGATCAATGAGATAGCCATTGAACGCGACGTTATCAACTGCAATATCACCATTGACTGGATCATTTCGATAATCCATCCAGACCGAAAGCAAATTCATGCCTGTGACAATCGCCCCATCAAATGCGTCTGAAATCGTTTCCAATACATGATTCTTTTGATCATCCCAAAGAAGGATTTTGCTAAATTGATCAGACGTTTGTTGATCAGAATTCTCAACAGGAGTGCAGATAGTCGACTTGCGATGCTGCCTTTGATGCCCTGTGATCATATTCGTTATGCGACGAATTCGATTGAAATTGAAAGATCTGCGTCGAAATGCAGGAATGTTGCCATAAATGTCATTCCACATGGATTGATCGCCAGCTCTAAATCGCTGATCCATTTCCGCTTCTGACCAAAAAGATTGATTAATTGTGATGTTTTTGGCATATGTATAATCCATTAACTTTAGGATTGAATTGTCTTGGCCTGTATAATAGCTATCCGAAAGTTGGGGAAAGAGTGTCATTTTGACCTAAACCTATGGATTAAAGAATTTACTTTACATTAAACGATATAGAATTTCTTTTCAAAGATAAGGATGCATTCGCATGAGCTCAATAATTTTTGATTCTTTCAACAGCCTTTACAATTATTATTATCAGGTTGGCAAAGACTGGACATCTCTTAAGCAGGCCACGCCAGAAAAAGGCTATGTTTGTCTTCTTAAGATCCAAAGACACTTTGATGAATTTGAGTGTATAAAGGGATCTTTTACTGATGTAGGATGGATTGATAGCAAAGGTGTTAAAATAGAAGCAAAATATAGTATTTCTGAAAATGAATTTGCCGGTGGTGTCATTGAATGGAAATACGACTCCTCGTCAAAAAGTTCATGCGAAATAATTTAAATTCGGAGACACAATGGCATCTAAAATTGGATCAACCGATAAATCGACTTGCTGCTCATGTTTTGGAAGAAGAAAGGATGTAAAACCTTCAAATCCATACCCATTACAAAGATCCCAAAGATTCCATTCATATCGCCCCACTGATATTAATCAGGTTGTTAGTCAAAGCATAGACGACAAGGCTAAAAAAGAAGCACATACTGCTGCTGGTGTTTTTATGCAGATTCATGGGGAAAAGGATGATACCAAATGACTGAATGGATCAGCTTAGAAGATAAAGAAGCGTGGGGAAAAAGACCTAATAAATATAAGTTGCTTTATCCCGATGGTACGATTCAAAAGGTGATTATCTATGGTAATGCTGAATGCGCTACGCTTCAGTTTGATGAGCCGACATATCAAGGTGCGCCAACCCACTGGGCTAAAATATGAACGAATGCCAAAAAAGAGGCCATCGAAGGCTATTCACAACATGTGAAGAATGCAACCAAGTGATAGATCTGAAAACGTTTAAAGCGCCTGATGGATGGATAAGTGTTAAGGACAGATTGCCTGACATCCAAATCGATGTAATAACTTGGTGTATTTCGAATGGAGGGGAAAATACAATGTTTGAAAAATATGAAGGATATGCAGCAATAGAAAGAAGAATAGAAGGTGGTTCTTTTAGAACAGATCTTTTTTTTAATGCCAAAGTTACCCATTGGATCCCCCTCCCATCCCCACCTAAGGAGCCACCGAAATGAATAATTGGGAAGTAGCCCAGTGGAAAGAAGGCAAGACTCTCTATCATATTATCTTAAGAGACTTTGGAATAGCGATGCTGAAAAGAAACTTTAAGGACACGGACACTTTGCATGATCTAGAAGAATTCATTATTGCTTTTCTGAATACGAGATATGCAAGCGAGGGGCCATGGAAAGAAAGGCTAGACAACGATTGAAATATTTTACCCTCATTCTTCTCTTTGCTATCACCTACATTTTCCTCTTTGACTTATGGTGCAGAATCCGTACAATTCAGGACAAACAAATTGAGATCATGGAGAGGCTATAAACAATCATATATTGGAGAAGTTTGAGAAACATTCATTCAAGCATACACTGGTTTTTGCTCTCAGAAAAATCAGCACCCGACTCAACTAGGCTATTCTTTATCACAAAGAATGGACATTGGACAATTGGAACATGGGATTCAGATCATGATCAATACACTGATGATTTTAGCCAACCGATCTATGACATTTTGCTATGGGCTGATATCCCTGACCTTCCCCATACAGGCTACAAAACACAAATCATAGCTAGTCCCGAAGCAGCTATAGCACTTTATAAATTAACCAAACCGTAGTTTAATCATCTCTTTCAATGGGTAAGATATGAGAGTGAAAACAGCAGAAAACTTTGAGAATTTGTTTCATACATTATCTTGGGTTATGAGAATCTGCTATCCAAGTGCAAGTCTTGGCGGTTTGAAATTAAATAAGGGTTAAAATGAAACTCAGCGAAGATGAATTATTTAGAGAAACTGGAAAGCTTTTGTTAGAGCGTTATGACTGTTGGGAAAGGGAAGCCGATATCCCCGCACCGACCGAAAGAGCTATGATTGGTGGTACAAACTTAGGACAAACCACATGTTTATTAATCTTTAAAGGCTGTCCGGATGATTTAACTGCCATAAGAGCCTTTTTGCATAAAAGGAAGATGAAAAAGATCTAGGTAACTAAAACCTTCTCGGAGGCCCAAAGCCGTCATTAGGCTGTTGAAAAAACGGAGGTAAATCCGGCCCTACACCCATAGCCTCGTTATAACTGCGATCAATATCTTTGGCAGACAGCCCACCTTGCTCGCTCAAGAAAAAATGAGAATATAGTGCATACCTGAGCGCATCTAAGGCATGATCACTTTCTTTCTTAGGCTTATCAATCCCTGACTTTAAACTCTTCTCATCCCATACATATGATTGGAACTCGGCGATTAGGTTTCTACACTTACGGCAGATTTTGAATGTCCCTTGATTGAGCAGCTTGGCAACGAATCTGATTCCGTCAATAACGTCGTTTTCTGCGTCATGCAGATTGCTAATTCCGCCTCTAATAATCTCTGCTCTAAAAGATGCAGCAGATGGATCAAGATAAATGGCTGTAACAGCTCGTCCTTCAATAAAGTTTCGAAGATCTTCCGCATATTCTGAATCAGTCTTTTGGCGCTGTATAACTCTCGAGTTATAGTAATATTCATCCTCGACCCAGACATTTGGATACCTATGTTTATTTATCCCAACCAAGACGAAAGAGCAAGGATTAGTCGTCCCATAATCAACCCCTACAATATAATTGGTAGCAGTAGATAAAGGAAAGTCGATAACGTGAATCTTTTCATCGAAAAAGTCATAAACTGCGCCTTCAGCTTGAACCCATTTGCCTAAGATGAATCGTTGATACCAAAGGCCTTTGTATTGTCTCTTAAATAAATCCTTTCTATTCTCGCTGAGTGAGGGATTGTCATCCATCACAAATTGAAACGATACAAGATCGGGGTTGCCCTCCATCCATATTTTAAACCAATGATAAGGTGAGTCCGGATTAGTGGTCCCGAAAAGCTTAGCGCCATCGATAGATAGCCTACCGAGCAGCATAATGAAAACGTTTTCAGGGATAATTGTAACTTCATCAACGTACGCACCGCTGAGTGTACATCCTCGGATTTTGGCTTCGGCACTTGCATCATCGGCTGTGATTACATGGCATTTACGGGTTTTAATGTAGAGCTGGCGTTTACCTCTGAAATACCTAACGTGGTTTCCAAGGATCTTCTGAAGCTCAGGGAGAATATTGCGCTCAAAGCTGTCATAAGTACGAGTAATAATAGCAAAGTCACCAGCAGGGCCAAGATTTGCTTCATCAACGAATCTCCATAGTGATGCGTGTGTTTTACCAGACCTTATCGAACCTTCCCAAATATTGATAGAGGCATGTGAATTGCGAATTGAAAAGAGTTGTTTGGGCGAGAAATAGTCGGATATGCCACTCATTCAAAGCCAGGAATTGGATGCCATTGAAGAAGATCTTCAAGATACCAATCACCGAGTTTGAAATTGGGACTATAGGTTGATAAATTGAAATATGATTCACCTTTATCACTTTTTCGATGAGTCATGACAAACATTTCATTGTTAGAGGTTCTGACTAAAACGTTCTGCAAATCACGGGGCATTTTGTCTATAAACCAATGCCAATCCCCAAAATTTTTGCCTTTTGAATTTGATTGGTATTCTATCATTTTACATCCCAAATTGGTAATTCAGGCAAATGTATCCAATGAGTTGGTGTGACTACATTAGCTCCATAACTTGTCCAATCGTCATCGCCGAAATAGGAACCGAAATCAATAATTGGATCTGGTGAATTCATATCTACAATTAAGACCATTTCGCCGAATTTTGGGATTTCATTTGGAAGCGTATTCCAATCACTCATCACTTATCTCCTTTTCGGATCATCTCCAATATCTTATCTGCTGCACAATCTGCAACCTCATTGATATCTTCTTTATCCCATCCGAATTTATTTCGCATGAACATTTGAAATATAGCAGGCTGACATTTCTCAATTTGGCCTAGCATCATTTGCTTTCCAAGTCCTGTCCAATGCAGAAATGACAAAGCTTGAGCGACTTCTTTGTGTATGGGCGGGAACTCAATTGGATCAGCAAGAATGTATTTCTCGATGGTTTGGTGTGTACAAGTCAAAGTTTCATGCTTAAATACAAAAGCTTCTTTAGATTCTCCAGAGGCTATGTGTTGGCAATATTGACGGTAGGCTTCTTGACGAATACTTGGCTCTTTCAATTTCGTTCCGTTCTTATTGCCTTTAGGAGCGCCTGCCATTATTCCCACCATTTCCAAAATGATTTCACTTTCGGCTGCATTTGAATTTGATCTTCCAATTCCTTTTTCATCTTATACATTTCGTAAACCAATTCTTCTTTGATTTCATCAATCAGATTTTGACGCTCATCTCTGATATCAGCCAATTTTTCATCAACAAGCTTTTCAACTTGTTCCATTACCCATTCATCAACATATTTAGATACGTTATCTTCGATAGTCCATTGAAGGTCAACTATCTGCTCGTGCTTCACTATTTCCACCATTTCGGGAATAAGCTTTTCTTCTTATTGATTTCCTTCGCCATTTCAGATTTCAATCTAAATTCCATTTCTTGAAACTTCTCATGAATGAATATCATGCACTCTTGTATCTTCTTATCTAAAGCATCTTGCAGTTCTTTAGGCAGATTTGACATGTTTAATACCTCATTTGAAGTGCGACTTCAGCCGAGATCATATCTTTGAGGTCATAGAAGGTTAAATCTGAGATGTCCATTATGCGCTTTTTTGAAGCTGCTTTCTTGACTTTAACTTTCACTTTCTTCGCTCTGCAATTAGTAACAGATTTGTTTAAAAACCGACCCGTTTTGTCTCTTTTTTGCATAGATGCTCCTATTGCTTAAGGTGTAGCATTAAAAGAATTTTTATGTCTAGATTTAATCTGACCATTAGGTTATTATGTAATGCATAATCAAGTATATATCTTGAGAAAACCAAAAAGGAGAAAGCCAATGAGTAGCATAAATTACATAAAAGTGTGCCAGTTTTTACCACGAATGTCTGATATTGAAAAAAGTTCTTTGCTTGCAGATCTCATTGGTGCGGATTGTTATGGTACTGCATCTTTATGTATGAAGTTTTTGAAAGCAGATGATTTTGTAGGATTTAAAAATCATGTAATTGAAATGAATGAAACAGGTCAACGGCTTAAGGAGAATATTAATGCGCTCTCTAAAATTGCTCCGTAAATACACAGGGTGTCGCTATCGCTATTATCCTAACTGCGAAGCCTCAATCTGGCTCTGTCAATTGCTGAATCGTCGTAGCTTGACTAAGGGACAAATTGAAGGGTTTCGCAAGTTTTTGGGCATGCAAATTGATATTGAGATTTAGCCATTTAACCCCATTATAAAACCTATTAAAAACATAAATGCACCTACAGATATACAAATTGCTTGAAAATCCGTCATGCCCTCCAAATCTCCAATATCCTATCTTTCAATCTTCTAAACAATTTCGGATCTTCAACCTTTTTAATCACTTTCGAGGCCATTTGCGAAATCTCTGATGCTCTCATTCTAAGCATATTTGGATTTTCGAAATTCGCGTGAATCTGTGTCAAATCAGGAAATTTAAGTCTCATTTTTGCTCCCAGGCAATTTCTGCCATTTCTTTAGACCAATTTATAAAATCTTCTTTTGAATGTCCTAGCGCTTTATGAAGCTGAATAAATCCACATCCTAGGGCTGCAAAAGCTAAAACTGGATCTGTTTTGGTTTGATCAAGCGACATCAAAAGTTGATTAGCCAAATCAAGAGCTTCATCCGGATCAGGTTTCTTTTTTGTCATATAGTCCGATAATATGTATTATGTTGTAAAAATCAATTTTGATATTTACCCATTTCTACCCATATATACCCAAAAGTAGCTATAACCTATAATTTGTGGGTATAACTCGCTGTTTTTTTGGCCAAGCCTTAACCTGGCCTTAAAAGATATTACTTCTTTTTTGGAATCTTAGCCCCAGATTTTCTGGCAACATTAAGAGCTATGGCTATTGCCTGTTTAGTCCCTTTCCCCGCGCCTTTCTCCATCTTTATGTTATGACCGATTACAGATTTCGAAGTTCCTTTTTTTAAAGGCATTGAATTTCTCCTGTGAATTTTTAATTTTTGTTATTTTAATTCTTCTTTCCCTTCCTATACCAAAATGAATTCTGTAGTGACAGTTGGCACATAAAATTTGCAAATTTTTGATTTCATTATTTTTCCGGTCCTTATCTCTATGATGAACACAGAGAACCTGGTAATCATCAATTTTACAAATTTCACATTCATGGGGTAACCAAGAAAATGCTTTGTAGAAATATGCAACATTTGAATGAACCATCTGAAAAAAACCACTACAATCTCTAGAGCAAAAATAACAGGCATTATTGAAAGCCCTTCTTTTAAAGGGTATTTGGCAGAATTTGCATATAAAATCTTTTTTTTGTGCATCAGGCCTACTTCTTTCTTTACAGGCATCGGAGCAATAAAGGGCATAAGCAGCTTTCTTAGTAAAGTTCTCATTGCACAATTTGCATACTCGAACTTTTTCAAGATGATTATATCCACTTTTCCCCTTAGGAAATGCTTTACCTTTAATATTTTTATGGCCCTTATTGTATTTCCCTCTAGTAGAGATGTGATAACAAAGGCGCGAACAAAATTTCTGACCAAATTCTATTGGTTTCTGACAAAGATGACATAAATTTAACATTAAAACCACCCTTTAGTGGTATTATATCGAATTTGTGAGAATTTTGCCAGCTACGTTAGTTCACCGCTTCAGTTTTAGTCACAATAAAGCCTTCTTGTCTTGCTTGATGAACGAAGTTTCCGAACTTTTGAGCAAAGTCGATAAGTTCAGCGGAAAGCATGGCTCCCTTTTCGCTAGTTGGTAAAAAATATTGATGCAGGCCGATAGCAAATGTCATCAATTGATAATCATAGTTTATGGCTTGTTTGAGTTGATCTGGGGTCATATGTCTCCTTTATTGTTTTGTGTTTCAGGCCATGGGTGCACTTTTATCTCTACTCCTGGCCTTTCAGAGTAGTATCTAGATGATGTTATTTTATAACTCAAGCGATCATTTTCGATTACGATACCTTGCAGGCAATCTTCATAGAGTTTTTGCATGTTGGTAGTATCGGGTGAAGTGGGCAGAATTTCTCGATCAATCTTTCTTTTTAGATCTCGTTTTGAAATATTCTTTTGAAGAGGTATCAGAAAAATGAATTCCAGTGCCACAAAGCAATTGAGAAGCGGTCCTTTATATTGGCTCTTTATCTGCCAGCGGATGAATTCTTTTTCTTTAGACTTTTTATCGTAGAATCCATTGCGCCCTTTTGTCGGGGCTACCCATGGGGTTGGATCACAATCAAGACGAAGTTCGATCATAAGTCTTTATTTAGACCGAATGGTTTTTTTAGTCTACTGAACTTTTATGGCTAGCATCTGATCGACCAGGGATTCGCATTCATATTTCACATAATTAATATTTTTATAACTAGGATTGAAAAGCAGGCTGACAGGAAATCTTTTTTTCATTTCTTCCAAATCTTTTGAAAATTGGAGCTGAGGGAATGTTTTCTTTATCAATTCCATACTAGGTAAAATGTCATTTAAATGGGCACAATCAAATCCAATCCAATATTGACCATTTTTTTCATCTTTCTTACCAAAGGTTATGCCACCATGAACATCAGCATCAATTTCAAATGGGTCCATTTCTTTCCAGGGATGATTATCGGGAACTTGAATATATCCGTTAAAATAGCCACCAAAAATATGAGCAGTTCCATCATTTTTTACTGCATCATTAGCCGCCATCCGAAAAACCTTGCATTTTACATTTTTAAATTCCCACTCAAGAATATCAATCTCTTCTACCCATTCACCATGCCCCCACCATTCAAGTTTTTGTTCACTAGTAAATATATGTTTTCCTGTCATGGTAAAACCCCCATTTCTTTAGGCGAAACTTCCCTATTTGTCGCCTTATACACTCTAATCGCCAGATCAAGAGTTGGAATGGCTCCCCTTTCTATAATATTTATAGTCTGACGGCTGATCCCATGTTTCTTACACCATTTGGTCTTATTGACACAATGAGTTGTAAAGTAGTCTTTTAATTTCATATGCCTCCAATTTACATATTTTTCATTGTAACACTTGACGATTAATCTGACAATATCGTAAACTCAAAATCGTAAAAAAAAGCCCCCTACATGAATAGGGGGCAGGTAGCAATCTGAAACTACCGAACAAGTGAGGTACACATGTCTGCACAACAAGATATCAATCTTTGGGAATTTCTCGATAGCAGAAGTTTCGAATCAACACAAAATTTGAATTTATTGGCAGCCGTGTTATTACAAAACAAGGATGTGCTTATGAATGCTTACGGTTGGGAATACGAAGAGTGGATTGATGAAACAGGAGAGGAAATAGATGACGGCGAGGACGCATACTTTAACGCTCGTAAACAAGAAGAGGAGAGAGATTATGACATCATTACAACACTATGAAGAGAGTGACGATTTTGCAAGACAATTAGCTACCTGGACGAATACCTATATGAAAGGCGCGACTCCAGATGAGCTGACCTTATTCGCTAATGTATGCAAGCGTACTGGATTAAGTCCAGAGATGAAGCAGATTTATCCAGTTCCAAGATGGGATTCAAAGCTTGGGAAGAACGTATTCAGCTTTCAAACATCTATTGATGGATTTAGATTGATCGCTGAAAGAACAGGTCGCTATGCACCAGGCAAACAGGCTGACTATGCTTATAATGATAAAAATGAAGTGATCTCTGCGACTGCTTACGTTAAGAAATGCACTCAAGATGGAACATGGCATGAAGTGGCTGTCACTGCTTTTTATGAAGAATATGTTCAGCTCACTAAAGATGGGAAACCAACCCAATTTTGGGACAGAATGCCTCATGTGATGCTTGCTAAATGCGCTGAAAGTTTAGCCCTACGCAAGGCATTTCCAGCAGAACTTAGCGGTCTATATACTCAAGAAGAGATGGCGCAAGCTCATGTTGAAGAAAAACCAAAATCTGAAGTTATTTCACAGGACCAATGTGACGAAATAAGCAGACTCTTAGAGCCTCTAGATATTGATTACATAGAAAAATTACTGGATTGGGCACAGGTGAAAGGATTTTCCCAACTTCCTGTTGCTAAATATGAGGCCGTTTTGAAATCTATCAACAAGCAACTCGCTACGCTGGAGGCAAAATAATGGAACAAGGATCGCAAGAATGGCATGACTTAAGAAGAACGCGTATCGGATCAAGTGACGCGCCAATAATTATGGGAGCGAGCCCCTGGAAAACGGCCTATGAATTATGGTTTGAAAAGGTCACGGGAGCTACACAAGAACAAACTCCTGCTATGGCTAGAGGTGTTGCTTTAGAAGAATCAGCCAGACAAAGATTCCAAGAGAAAATGGGAATCATGATGATGCCTAAAGTTGTAGTTAGTCAGAAGAACGCTTGGCAAATGGCTAGCTTAGATGGGATCTCTTTTGATGGTACATCCATTCTAGAGATCAAACATGCCAATAGAGAAGTGTTTGAAAGGGCTAAACAAGGTGATCTTCCAGATTACTACAACATCCAGATTCAACATGCTTTGGATACGACAGGGGCAGCAAAATGCTATTACGTGGTATCTGATGGAGAGAAAGATGCCTATGTTGAAGTGTTCCCAGATCAAGATCTGATAAAAGAGATACGAGAAGAAAATGAGAAGTTTTATGAGTATCTTATGAGTAAAGAGCCTCCTCCGCTGACTGATAAAGACTACGTTGTTATCGAAGACAAGGAGTTTATTGATCTGATGCTTGAATATAAAGATGTGAAACATGAGTTGGATATTTTGAAGGACTGCGAACAAGTGATTCGTGAGAAATTGATTGCACTGGCAAAAAATAAGAACGCGATCTGCACTAAAGGTAAGATGACTAAATCTTTCAGCAAAGGGCAAGTTGACATGAAGCTTGTTCCGGAACTCATCGGAGTGAACCTAGAGCCATATCGTAAGCCACCTTGCGAAAAATGGCGCATCACTGTTATTAATGAAGATGGAGCCTAAAAAACTTCTTTTTTCATATCGATCCTTCTTGGGCCCCATCGGTTATCTGGTGGGGTTTTTTTCTTGAATATCCATCTTATGTTCAATCACTTTTGGCTTTCTAGGCGCATAAGGTCCTCTTTTGCGAGTCTTTATTTTTTGAGCCTGATCAATAACTTCCGAAGCCTCTCTAAGATCATCAAAATAACTCTCCAGATAGTCCAGTTTCTCATTCGTTTCAATGTTCATCTCAACGATATCACTGAATTTTCTAATAACCTCTTCCCATTGCTCAGACATTAATCTCGCATCATCGTCTCTAATTTCCTGCTCACGCCTAGCCATTTTCTTAAATTGTCTAGCTGTTAAAATGTTCATGATCCCATTGACGATTTGAATTAAAACGAATATCCCTATTGCTATGAGTAAAATCAACATAAAGTCCTCGGGTTGTATAATATCAAGGCCATCTAAGTGATATAACCCCAATTCTTCCCTTGTCAAATGGCCTCGATTTGATAAAGTTTGAAGGGGACAAGTTTAGAAAAAAGTGGCATTTTCAATCTAGCTTCAAGTTGCGCTTGCTCTAGATCTGGGAAGAAAAATTCCATCTGAGCTTCATTTTCTGCCTTCTTGAACTGTTTTTTGACCCAATAAGTCCGATAGCACCACTTATCGTAGTCAATCCCATATTTTGATAGAACATAGTTTAGAAACGATTCTTGTGGTTCATCAAGGTAATCCTTCTCAAAGTACCTGATAATGAATTCTAGGGCTTCCCATTCCTTAAATCCATCGATTGTCTTGGAATAGTTGACTAGAGCACGAATTTTCTTCCAATTCTGTGCGTGTTGGAAAGATTTTTCGTTGTATGTTTTAATTTTGGTTTCAAGATGGGATTCAAGATTATCTTGCATAAGGGCTCTCCTTTTTATTAGCACTTAATATCTTAGGAAGAAATTTTTAATTGATCAAGTGAAATGTTCAGTTGAAAACAGTGATAGACAAGTTTTAGATATGTTGATTAGGATGGACTCTAGAAACACAAAAGGAGGCCCCGCAAGGCCCCCATTTGATATGAGATACGTAAGAATGTCTCTATCTTAGATAACTTCAAGATATTCGAAAAGCGAAATATCTTCAAAGAAAAAGTTACCAAGCGGGGTCTCCATTATAAAAATGGAGATCAAATGAACTTGAATTTAGACCTTCCTCTCTCAGCTTACGCCCTCTTTTACCTTCAACTCACGACAGGACAACGAAAGATCTTTCAATATCTGCGTTGGTATCAGAATCGATATCCGGATAAAGCTTTTCCAAAAATGGAAAAAATTGCTCTTTTTTCTGGTCTTTCGATAAGGGCTGTTCAGAAATTCTTCGCTAAATTAAAAAATAAAAACATTAAAGAATTTTATTTAACTGTAAGCCCACGTTATAACAAAAGAGGTGGAAATACAACTAATCAATATGTATTAAATAAATCTTTTAAAATGAGCATGGACTGGTTAGAAATCCATGGCTTTTTGAACTCACCCAAGAAAAAGACCGAATCCATTATTTTGTCTATGCAAAATGAAGAAAAAGTTCACCCCCCCACCCCTCAAAAGTTCACCCCTCTTAGTAAGGACTATTCCTTTAGTAAAGAATTTAAAGAACAAGAAGCGTCCGTTCATTATTTATTGAAAGAAATCAAGATCGATAAGGCAGTCAAAATCTGGGCAACAGAGAAAGCTACAGATTATGAAATCTATACAAGCATTGAAGCTTGCCACTATCGACAACATCATGGAGGAGTTAGAAATCCGACTGGTTATTTTCTTGGGACATTAAAAAATATCATATATAAAAAAAGAACCCTGTGAGGTATGCAAATGTACAAGAGGCCAGAATGTCCGAAAACTCCGATCTTGAAGAATTTTCACATACGTGTTTCGAAGACGAAGCGGATATGCTTGAGTTCTGCTATGAGAAGATCGAGAATAGCATCTTCATTTGGGCTTTGTGGTGTAAAACATTTGCTCCCGAAATGTCTGACGAAGTATCAAGATCGCTGGCCATTGAATTTCTCATAGAGATTCATAAGCAGATAGCACCTAGGATTTCGATTGATGTTGGAAGAGATGAAACTGGGAATATTCTTTTAGGTTTCATTAGGAAATACAGAGAGAAGAAGAAAGATTCGGATTCTACTCAGAATTCTTAGAGACCCAATACATTAGATGACTGACGAATGAGATGATGAACCCGATGGCTATCAAATTTAAGTAGGTCATAAATATTCATCTAACATATTCTTGGCAAAAAGGCAAATTCATGAAAAAAATCATAGCATTCTTGTTGATAACCATTAGCTGTTTTGGGGATCTTTCTACTGGAAATGAGCCAGTTTACAAAATAGCCTGGGAACTATTCAACCATGGAGAAAAAGAAGTAGCCATTAAAATGTGCACCACTCTTTTAGAAGAAGAAATATCAAATATTGACAGGCTTCATTTTTTAGCGGCCTTAACAATTTTTACAAATGATGAAAATCCTAGAGAGGCATTACAACAATTGATTAAAGATGATCTGGATTGTCTATATGAATATAAATTATATTACAATTAAATTAGAAGAGCAACGCCCCAGAAAAATTCGTAACCTTTTGAGTAAGATCTCCAATAATATTTACAGTTTTTGTTCCTCCAGCTATCACAATTTGAGACAATACTGTATCTCCTATTGATAGATGAACAATTGTAACAGCGTCCCAATTTAAACCCCCATCTCCTGCTGCACCGGCTGCCTGCCTAAAGGGACTTCCTCCTAATCCTCTATAAATAACGCCATTTATAAACAAATTAACTGACCCATCTGTCATAGCAGCTGTATATCCAAATGAATTTATGCTAGTTGAAAATATATATGTACCTGCAACAGAACATGTGAAAATTCCTGTAGCATTATTATAATTCCCAGCAATATCAAAAACTTCGGTGTCAAATATTACGGTGTAAGCTGTTGCATCGCCAGTTACATTATTAACAGTTGCTGAAAGAAAAGCTAAAAATCCTGCTTTGCCGGTATTCAGATTATTTATAACTGTAATCGTATTGCCAGCGCCGGTCGTCGAAATACCTGAACCACCAAGAACATTCAAAACTCCAGCTAATGGTGTTGCACTTCCTGCGTCTTCATTAAAAGTGGTGGATGATGTAGAAGTATTCGTGATCGTGATCGTATTTCCAGCGCCTGATGTGCTGATACCAGTTCCACCTATGACATTTAAAACATGAGCAGAAGGTATGGCACTTCCTGCATCTTCGACAAAACTTGTTGGTATAGTTCCACCAGCTATTACAGTTACAGTTGATCCCGCGCCTGAAGTTGTAATGCCTCCAGATCCTTTGATGTTTAAATTATTTCCAGATGGAGCAGCTGTTCCTGCATCTTCAGTATAAAGAGTCGCTAATGTTGAACCAGGAGTTATGCTGATAGTATTTCCAGCGCCGGTAGTGGAAATGCCAGAAAATCCAAGAACATTTAGAACATTACCAGCTGGAATTGCAGTCCCAGTATTTTCCGTAAATTGAGTTGGTATTGTTCCACCTGCTGTGACTGTAACAGTGGATCCGGCGCCTGAAGTCGTAATTCCAGCAGAACCAACAATATTCAGATTATTCCCTGATGGGGCAGCAGTCCCCGCATCTTCAGTATAAAGTGTAGCAACATCGCCAGAAGCATCAATAGTGACTGTCGACCCTGCTCCAGATGTTGTGATACCAACACCACCAAGAATATTTAAATTATGAGCTACTGGTGTGGCAGTCCCAGAATCTTCAGTGAAATGGCTAGCTAATGTTCCACCAGCTGTGATCGTAACTGTATCTAAGGCTCCTGAAGTTGTTATACCCCCAGCTCCAACAATGTTAAGAATGTTAAGAGCAGGTGCAGCAGATCCAACATCTTCGTCAAATTGAAGTGGAACCGCAGCAGAGACGTCGATTGTGAGTGTATTAGTTCCAGGAACCCCTGAAACAACGATAGATGGGCCGCCAAGCAGATTAATATTATTTGCACCATCTGGGCCGACAGCTCCGCCTGTATCTCCTGTCATTGTCAGGATTCCAGTGCCTGTGGTTGCCATTAAAATCCAAATGCCAGTGGTTACAGTTTTATCAACCATGATCCACGCTCTATCAGCAGCAAAATTAATCCAAATTACACCGATGGCGAAGTTTCTAAAATCAGCAATTGTTGGATCACGAGTATCTTCCCATATGCCGTTAGGAAAGGCATTAGTTGCAGGATAAGTAAGTGTAGATCGGTTAATATATGCCATAATTTACTTGCCTAACATTTTAAGGGTCTTTTGCAATCACTATATTTTTGATTAATTTTTTCGTCGTAGGATGATATTTATCTCCGATATCGCAATGAGGATCTTTGATAGTATAATGTCCTTTGGGAGGCTGCCATGCGTGGGCTTCTAATTCCCCCTCGATAATAATGACATTCATCACTTCATGAGTCTCAGAATTTACAACTGCACATCTATCCATATTTGCTCCTATGAGAACCATTCTATAACGATTATTCGACCAGTTCCACCATGACCGCCAGCGCCTGAGGTTGTTAAATTAATAGAACCACCCCCGCCACCACCGCCTCCTCCTGCTGCTCCACCTGTATTTCCAGTTCCGGCTACTACACCAACGCTTTGCCCACCGCCACCACCCGCGCCTGATCCACCGTAAATATAACCGCCTTGGCTAACACCAGGATTTCCAACAGTTCCATTAATAGTTCCGGTTTCTATACCACCAGATCCACCAACAACAATATTATTTGCAGATCCCAGGCCATCTTGAAGTGTGCCACCATTTCCAGCTTGTCTGGGCGTAACTGAATCTGCTCCTGATCCACCGCCACCACCACTGGGAAAGTTTCCTATTGATTGAATACCAGCAACGGCTACGGAGCCTATTGCTAAACCGTTTGCATTGTTTCCTGCTGTATTGTTTCCTGCTCCTCCACCGAGACCTGTTGCGGTTATAGGTACCACAGCATTTCCCCAGGAATAGACATAGTTAGTGGTAAGAGATGTTCCTCCAGCTGCTGATGTTGTCGTTCCGCCAACTCCACCATTTCCCTGTGCAAGTGAACCTATTCCACCCAATGAAGAAGTTCCCCCGACACCACCATTAATTCCATTGGTATTCTGACCTGCTTGTGTTCCACCGCCAGTTCCGCCAGCTGCAATAGTCACAGTTTCTGGGCTTGTAAAAGATGAAGCTGGGATTCGATGAATAACTCGTGTTGATCCTCCTCCTCCGCCACCACCACCACCTGAAGTTGTCGATGTGGCTTGTCTTCCAGAACCACCCCCGCCACCACCAGAATATATAATAAGAGTTACGGCAACTGTTAAGGCATTTTTTGACCATGTTGTAGAAGTATCAAATGTTGTGACTAAAGCTTGCACGGGGGGCGCTCCTGTTGCTTGATAGGTTGGAGCCACTCCTGGCCCATTGCTAGTTAAAACTTGTCCTGCGGTTCCGGCTGCGGTTGAGGTAATAACTCCGGAAGCACCTGCAAATAAAATTCCATCAGTGGTAAAGGTTGTATCGAAAAGATGCCCACTAGTATTTGATCCTATTGTCATGTTGTGCCTAAATTAAAGTTGCTAATGGTGTTACCGTGCTTGTATTAACAGTTGAAGAAGATCCAGAAAAACTAATGATTGCATAAATTAAAGTTCCTGCCCCTGTAATAACATTAGTATTAGAAGAATACGCATCTGTATGAGTGACTTGACAGGTAGCACCAGCGCCAATACTTAAAGCAGAACTTGTGCCTCCATTTATATTGGATAAAGTTATTGCATCGGCTCCCGTAGTACCATTCACTATGAGTGCACCACTCATATTTGATTGAAAAACTCCTAATATCCCGCTACCACTTGTGGTTACGGCATTACCAAATTCTCCCATTTGATAAAATTGACATGCGGTGGTTCCACTATTTGTAGATGCAGTCGAGGAACCTCCCTGATTTTGATAAAAACCCCCAATAAATGTTATTTTACCAACAGAACTATCATTAAAATAAGCAATACCGGATGTAGCAAGATTACCATTACTATTATAAATAAAGATTGCTCCTCCTCCAGCAGCAGAATAAAGAATTGCAGTATTATTACTACAATTGAAATAACAATTATAAATATTAAGTTGAGGACTATTTGCTCCTGTAAGGGATATGATATAATCAGAATTGGTGGTTAGATATAAATTAGAAAGGGATGCTGTTCCATTTCCTGTCATCGAAAATTTACCCGTCACATATACCTGTCCACCAAAACCAACAATATTTATGCCATCAGATAATGTGTTATTTTCTGTATATCCACCATTTTTAGGTTTAACATAAATATTGGCAGGAGACGCAGTAGATGCTCCCGCTCCAACTGCCGCTGCAATAGCTGCTGCTATTGTCGCATATTGAGAATGAATGTCGGGTCCGACAATATATGGAGTCAATGAGAAATATGGGCTATCTGCCAAAGAAACGAATCCATTTCCATCAACTGTGAACTCTGTGGAATTGAAATGAGAAACTCCATTTTTTGTTACATCGGTTGCAGCAACTGCGGTTGATCTCTGAATCTGCATCGTGTAAGAATTAGCAACAAGAGAAGCTGCTCTAATGACATTAGTCCCAACTGTGCCAGTTGCTACTTGAGCGCCTGTAACAGAGATTTGACCTCCAGCATTAGGAACCACAGGATTCGTTCCTGTTCCGCTGCTAAAATCAACAAAGATTTGATCTATGGCTATACCACCACCGGCAAGATCTAGATTGATTGTTCCAGGCCCATTTGTGATAGTTATAGTCCCACCAGTTGAAGTAATATTGCCCAGGGTGGGATTATTTCCTGTATTTCCTATTAATAGTTGTCCATTTGTTGGGGCAGCAGTCCAAAGTAAAGCGGCTGTAGATCCGGCTCCAATAGGAAGGCCATGTAGAGTTTGAGCGCCAAGCTTTGCATTAAGATCATCAGGAGTTATAACTTTAGAAGTGTCTGTCCCAGTTATAGTCTCGGCATTAGTTGCTAAAGTGACAGTTCCGCGTTGGGTAGTTGTAGCTTGAATTCCGACAATTGAAAGAGTATTTGTTCCAGGCATTCCTACAACATTAATGCCTGTAGTATTATTGCCTAAAATATTGATATTAAATGTTGCGTCTGGACCAACGGGACCACCACTATTCCCAGTGAGGGTCTCGACAACAGCACCACCACTTCCAGCAGTTGTTAATTGACCCTGTTGGGACATTAGACGCCTCCGACAGCGGAGATCACCTCAATCCATACCCCGCCAGATGCAGGAGCTCCGGAGACTTGTTTGACATAGAATTGGGTTCCGATAGCTACAAAGAGACCATCATCACGGATTTTATTAGTTGAGAAGTCAATCAATTTAAAGCTATTTGCAGCCATTCTAAGTTCATTCTTAGTAAGGTCATCAGTAATATAGACTTCAGCATTCGTGCTATTTGTGAAGATCACAATCCGCGCATGATCTGTTAAAGGACCACCGATTACTGCATATGTTCCTGATATGCCTCCGAAAGCTACCTCTCGGACAGCATCGAATTCTGCTCTTGTACCAAAAGCCATAATGCCTCCTTTAACCTACAAGTCTTCCGCAGAAGTATGTGGTTCTTGTTGCTCCACCGAGAATATCAGCTGTTGCAGCTGCTTCACCGCTCACAGCAATTGTTACGAGAGCTGTATTTGTAGCTGTCATATTTGCAATTACGCTAATGTCTACAGTTTCGTCTTGTGATCCTGCTGCTTTAATGAATGTTTTTGTGTAAGTCGCAAGAGTCGTTACGATATTGATTACATATGTAGTGGAAATTGTTGAACCGGTAATTGCTATTTGAGCTCTTAGATCGTATAGACCTGTGACAGGAGCTGTAAATAAGCCGCCAGTTGTAAAGTTAGTTCCTCTATCAAATACAACTGTTAGGACATCTGTTCCTAATGTATAAGATGTTCCATCTCCAGTTTTATTAACTGCTGTACCAGCAAGATATCCCATGAAGCATGGATTTGTTGATTTAATTACGCTACCCACTAAAGTAATATTTCCCGAACCAGCGTTAATCGTTGTGGCAGATGTTGAAGTAGTTGAACCAATTGTCACAGCATTAACGGCAGCAGCATCTGCGATATGAACTGTTTTCCCACCTGTTCCAGTAGCTAAATTCAAAGTCTGCGTTCCAGCTGAAGCATTTCCTGAAAGAATGTTTACAGTCGAGTTAGCAGCAGCTGCACCACCAGAAATTGACACCGTTTGAGCAACACTATTAATACCATTACCGATTGTGATCGTATTTCCTGAAACACCATTACCAATTTGGAGGATTTTAATTCCGCTTCCATTAGCAAGAGAGACTGTTTGGCCGCCTGTACCTGGAGCCAGATCAAATGTTCCTACATGAAGCCCTGTACCACCAATAGATACTGTGCCAGTGGTCATTGCAGTTCCAGCTGCGATTGATCCTCCTGTTTGAGTATTACCAATTGTTATGACGTTAGCGCCAGTCCCCCCAATTGCGATTGTTTCAACAACAGCAGCGCCTGTTCCGATTGAAATTGTTCTAGCGGCAGCGCCAGTTCCGATATTGATAGCCTGTGCAACTGCATCATTTCCGATCGAGATCGCGCCAGCAGATGAATTGAGTTCTAAGACTCCAGCTGAATCGATTAAGACTGTATCAGCAGAATTAACAATGACATCGCCTGTAGTCGTAGTATTTATCGCGACGTTGCCTGTTCCTGAATTTAATACGATACCTGTCGTACTTGTAACGTTACCGATAGTTATTACACGAGCGGCAGCACCTGTTCCAATATTGATAGCCTGTGCTACAGCGTCATTTCCGATTCCGATAACACCTGCTGAGGAATTAAGTTCTAGAACACCAGCTGCGTCTATAAGCACTGTATCGGCTGATGTTACAACAACATCACCTGTTGTGGTGGTATTCATTGCAATTCCACCAGTTCCAGAGTTAAGAACAATGCCAGTTGTTGAAGTGACATTACCAACTGTAATGGTTCTAGCAGCAGCGCCAGTTCCGACATTGATATTTTGGGCTACGGCATCATTACCAATTCCAATGACTCCACCAGATGAATTAATCTCGACAACACCAGCACCATCAATAAGGACGGTATCAGCTGATGTTACGACAACATCTCCAGTTGTGGTTGTGTTGATAGCGACTCCACCTGTTCCTGAATTAAGGACTAATCCAGTCGTTGTGGTTACGTTACCAACAGTGATTGTACGGGCAGCAGCGCCTGTTCCGATATTAATTGCATGAGCAGCAGCATCGTTACCAATATTGATATTTCCGCCAGATGAGTTCAATTCAAGAACTCCTACAGAATCAAGCAAAAGCGTATCACTTGAAGCAGCAGTAATATCACCAGCTCCTGTTGAAACTAAAGCTACACCGCCTGTTCCAGAGGTAATCGTGACTGAAGTTGCTCCTGTCGCATTACCAAAAGTATTGACTGAGGCGCCTGTTGTAGCCAAAGTTGTTGCGCCAGCTGATGTTAAAGTTGTGGTCACAGAAGCGCTGCCAGGTGCTACAAAGGATGATGGGATAGAGAATGTGATTGTATTAGGTGTGCCAGTAGTTGTAATTTCATTTGCAGTTCCTAAAATAGAAATATCACCAACTAATGGTGTAATCGCTCCTCCAGAATCTGCTGTTAAAGTGTCGAGGTTTGAAGATCCAGCAATAGTAAGAGACCAGGTTGCAAGTCCAACAGCATCATTAGTTAGACAAAAGACTGTGTTATTTGCGCTATTTATCCATAACTGACCAATTACAAAACCTTTTGCTCTACCATCATTAGTTGTAGGATCTCTGTTTGCTATAACTGGTGAAGGGAAAATAGTTTGCGTAGGTTGTGGAAAACCATAAGCTTGCTGAGACTCTGTCATAAATTGACCTCTAAAGGTGGTTAAAGATTTTACTTTACATTAGCATGAGTTGAGAGGGTTGTCAAAATATTATTTTATACAGGAAAAGAAAATTCTATGACTTGGTTAATTGGGCTTATTAGGGTATGATTTTCATGATATGGGCGTGATATGGTGTCAATGACCCCTCCCTAAAGGGAGAGGCTTGGGATAAAACTCAAGTTTTGATTGTCCAGACTAAGACTCGGAGCTTGACAAGTGCTGAAGAGTCTACGTTGTATAGAGGCCAAAGACCCACCCTAGAATGCTTCCTCAGTTCTAGGCTCTGGAAGGTCTTGTTGCAGACAAGCAAGAGGGTACGCACGAAACGGATTAGACCAAGTGCCGCTTTACAACATTGTCGAGGGGAGAGAATAGAGAAAGTCATCTCTGTTCCGTTACAAGCCCCTTACGGGGATTTTGGGAGTCGCAAGACTCCCATTTTTAAGATATGTAAAGGAGGGTAAATTATGTTCTGGTTGATAACAGGTATTAGTGTTTTTATAGCTTTTTGGGGAATTTACTGGAGTCTCCCACATGCAAAATAATGAACCCAAATCTGCTACAAATTATGAAAAAATGGGATTATATATATCCCTGACAATTCTTTTCTTGACACTACTGACGTTCTTATATCAATTAAAAAATGATGAAATAAAGCATCGGGAAAGGACAACAAAACTGGAGTCTGATTTTGGGCACGAAAAAAGATTAAAATCCATAGAGGATAAGTTAAAATGATCGACGACATCTTCTTTATTTTTGAAGAAGAACTATTCATCAAACTTGATAGACAGCCTACTTATGAAGAAGTAGATGAATATATGACGAAAAAGCTAACGATAACGAAACAAGAAGAAATTGAACATGAATCAAGGAAAATTTATGGAAAATGAAGAGATTAACAGGAAATTAGATTTGATAATTGAGAAAGAAGGATATGAAGAATCTTGGTATATAGATATTATTGTCTTTGTAGGTTTTTGTATCTTAATTCATGTAATAACGCGCCTATTCTCTTGATTCAGATAATATTTTATTCACTCGCGCAGGTTTATATCTAAGTCTCAAATCTTTAACATATTCATCATATTGTAATGGTTTTTTTCTCAACTCACGCAACTTATTAGATTCTTTTTTTGTATAAGCTTCTGAAATCCATTTATAGCCAAGACTGGCTGTATATCCCGTTCCAATCCTGCTAAACGTTCTACCTGGAACCAATGCTCCTAATAAATAGGATGGAAGCTTAATATCAAAATATTCTTCTATTAATCCTGATGCAACACCTAAACCAAATCCTTTGGCTAGATTAAAAGGCAAAGCTATCATTTTCTTCTGCCAATTTGAAAGCGTTCTATTCACTTCATTCGCTGTTTGAGCAACTTGTTTCTCAGTCCCTTTGCCTTGTTCAATTCTTTCTGAACGATCCTTGAACAGATTTCCCATTTTATCAGTTTCTTCTTTGACTTCAGCAGGTTTTTGCCCCGTTACTTCAGCAGCAACTTCTAAATTTTTAGAATTTGGATCTTTAGCAATTTTTTCACCAATCTTTTCGATTTTTTCAAATGATTCGCCTGCTTCTTTGATTTTTTCTTGTCCCCTATGCGATGTTCCTATTTCAGCCTTCGTTTCTGGTTTTGATTTGAAAGCAAAAAGATCTTTTTCAAATTCTTTAAGTTCATTTTTAGATTTTCGAAGTTGATTTTTGAAAAAAGCCCCTGGAGGTCCTTCAATAGATTTCAGAGCAATAATCTTATCTTTTTGATTTGTAATATTAGCATTGTGCCGTTTTTGACGAGACTCTAAATGTTTGATGGCTTCTCGATTATCTGTTATCTTTTTGAGTGATTCAGCATCCCTAGCACCTTTTAGACCTTTGACTTCATCTTTTAAAGTATTAATCATAGCATCATAAGCTTTCGAATATTTTTCCATAATGCGAATATGCTCGTCTGGACTATATTCTGATTCGAATTCACCGCGATTCTTAATTTTCTCTGCACGTTCCAAAAACTGCTTATCAAGCTCAAGTTGTCTAGCTAATGCCTTTTGATTTTCAGGCGTAGGATTTCGAATTTGGTCAACGAGCTCTTTTGCACTTTTTTCGGCTGCTATTTCTAATTCAGATTCAGTAGGACGTTTTTTGCCATATTTCATTTCATAGCGAAGGTTTTTCAATTCTTCCATTTTCTTTTCTATGGCTTTTTGCTTGGCAGCAATATTTAAATCAAGCCGTTCTGCGGTATTTCCTTGTGCATTTTTTCTTAAATTCTCAAATTCCTTAATTTCTTTTCTATCTAACGAAATACTTTTTTCAATTTTTTCAACTTCAGGCTGAATACGTGCTTTTGTTTCAGCTTCTTTAGCTAAAGTTTCTGGTGTCTTTTTTGCTTCATCGGCGACTTTCTTTTGCTCTATTCTAAAATATTCACCAAAAGGACTTGCTTTAAGCTTTTCACCATGGACTTCGCGTGCTTCAATAGCAGCCTCTTTATTAAAAACGGTCTTCTCAGTTTTAGCTACCTTTTCAGATCCTGGTGCTTGTTGAGTGATTCTATTCTTTAGTTTGTTTATTTCTTTCTGATCGCCATTTAAAACAGCTTCGAAATCTGTTTTTGCATCATTTATTGCAGGCTGTAAAATCTCTTCCGCGGTTTGTCCTGTTTTCTTGGCTATATCTTCAATCGGTTTTTTAAAGATGCGCATTACTTTAGGCGCAACTATAAATAAGCCTTCAAGGCCTGTCCAAATTCCAGTTTCGATGCCCAATTCTTTTGGATCGACCTCACCTTTATTAATCAATTGCTGGGCAGCCGAAACAGTAGTACCGGTGATAGCAGCTGATGCCAATTTACCACCTGGACCTGTAGGTTTAATTATCTTTTCAATTTTGCCTTGAACCCTTCCAGCTGTTTTACCAAATCCGCCATATTTAAATAGCTCTCTGTAAATTTCCCCAGCTTCTGTTTGTGCTTTTGGTAATTTAATTGCTCCTAAAGTGCTTCCCTCTATCCCTCCAGCAATTGACTGTGGGATTGCTTCCCGTTGCTGTTCTAATGCATGGGCCTGCATGGCAGCACCACCACCAGTACCTTGTAATACTCTTTGCCAAAACCCTTCTGGTTTAGGTTCATTTAGAAAGTTTAAAGGGATTTGAGTTTTAGAATTAGGAATGGCATCAGATTCTATTTTTTGATCTTTTTTTTCGTTTAATGCTGCAAGTCCAGAATTTTTCTTTTCTTGCAACCAGGGGGAAAGACCTTGATTGTATTCTTCAAAGGCAAAAAGGCTTGCTTCATCTGCGTTTCCTAACCCAGATTCAACTAATTCTTTGGTTCTTTTTTCTAATTGATTTTGTGTGGCTTCACTATATTTATATTTTTCAGATCTTTTGACCAACTGACCAACATTTGAACGTATCTTTCCCAATTCTTTTTTCTTAGCCAATAATCCACTCAGTTGCGCTGAAATTCCTTGTTGAATCCCTTGACTAAATCCACCGCCAAACCCTTTAGCAATCTCTTGGGCATGCTGCTGGCCTGGATCTGGAAGTTGCTGAAAAAATTGTACCATATTTATCCGAACGCGTTAGGGAAAATGTTTTTTAAAGCCATGAGACCACTGAGTTGTCCAAGCCCTGGTGAAATACCTTGCCCAAATGACCCCAATGTATTTGAGAGAGCTCCTCCACCCTGTTTTTGCATATAAGCAAAAGGACTTTGCATCGCAGTTCCTAAGAATTGACCAGGGAGTCCTAATAATTGAGAAGCAGCACCACCTTGTAATCCAGATCGTAAAGCCTGAAGGTTCTCGGATAAACCTGCTCCAGCTTGTCCTAATGCTTGTTGAAAGGCAGATGAACTTTGTGCTCCAGCTCCTAATCCTGAAAAACGTTCAGCTATACCAGGAATGGTTTGTTCGTTAAATTGACGCATTGCTGGGGCTTCAAATGCTTGCGTAGATTGAGGACTTCCTGATAAAAGATTCTGAAGGTATCCTTGGGCTTGGTTAAAAGAGCCCCCTTGTCCCATTTGCCCTTGAAGCATTTGAAGAAGTTGATTTTGAAACCCTTGCTGTGGCTTTGACATTGTAGGGACTTTTTTAAGCCCTGGCTTTTTAGATGTTAAAGCAGAAGCAGCACCGAAAGCACCTGAAATTAAAGCTGGTAGAAGCGCGGCAAGAATAGACATAGATACCTCGTTTTTCTGCATTGTAGCATGTAAGAAATTATTTTAGATGAAAGAAATCCTTATTTGTCATATCTCTATAAAAATAAAAGTTTTTACATACGAGGAGATATATGATAAGAGACAGAATTAATATCACCATTAAAGGAGTTACCCCTCTAATAATTTGTAATCCACGCCTGGCAAATGTTCTTGATCCTGGAGTAAATCTTCTCAAAAGTTTAACTGGGGCAAGAAAAAAAACAGAAAAAGATACAAAAGAAATCTTAAAACTTCAATGGGAATTGGGATTATATTGGACTGATGAAATGGGATTATATATACCCTCTGAAATGCTTAGCGCAAGTTTTCATAAAGCAGCCACAATTCATAAACTTGGGAAAAAAACAATAGGAGTTGTTTTTAATCATCCCCTTGGATATGAATTGATAACAGATGATCATAAAAATCTAAACAAATTAAAAGAAAATGATAATAATAAGTTTGTTAGATTGGTAAAAATCGGGAAAAACATGGTTTTATCTTCTCGTCCTATATTCAATAAATGGCAGATAAAATTTGACTTAGAAATCGACCCTGGGGTAATTGATGAGCGTGAGATAATGACAATTCTGTTGACCATGTGTGATAAAACTGGATTAGGCGTATGGCGCCCCTCTAGTCCAAAGCCAGGTCATTATGGAAAATTCATTATTGAATCTCTCGTTCATATTGATGGTGAGAGTGGTAAAACAAAAATCCTTGTAGGTGAAAAATGAGTGCAAATTTCGATATAGAATTTCAAGATATTCCTGAAATAGATTCTTCCCAGAGCGAAAGAGCTATTACAGCGCTGCGATTTCTAAAAGACAAAAAAATGATTTTTCCAGGTGCTATCTTACCAGCAAATATAATTGAAGAAGCCTTACAAATCAAATATTCTCAATTTAGTCCTGAACCATGGAAATTTTTAGGGCCTTTCTTAGCGCTTAAGGAAAAAATCCATGAAGAATATTTTTTTACAACATCTTCAGGAATTGAAGCACCTGGGTTTAAAATTCTTTCCACAATTGAAATGGCCGATTATGGTCTTAAAAAAATCAAAAAAAATAATCGAGCTAATGATAAAATCACAGATATTATGACTGGTCATGACATTTCTAAATTGGACGAAGAAAGCCAAAAAAAATATAATTTTGTTCAACGAAAAGCTGCTGAAATTTCGTTATTTCAACAGAAAATACTTTTCAAACGCATTTTTATATGATGGTGTCGTGTTGAGTCGTGATTAGCCATGTGGTGTGGAGTCATGTTCCGCAGAGTGGAGTCCAGAAAAGTACAGTAAAATTAAGATGGCCAGAAGAAATTCTGGCCATTTTTATTATTTTTTCTATACCATCTACAAGACTTGCGGTGCCATGTAGTCAAGTGAAGTCTTGTAGAATACCGTGGAGTCTTGTTTTGTTCTCTGATCTGATGAGGTGTGGAGTCGTGTATAGTTTAGTTTTGAAGGAGGGGAGAAATTCCCTCCTTTTTTTGCTGACATAGCTCAGTTGGTAGAGCAACATGTTTGTAACTTGAAGGTCGTGGGTTCGATTCCTACTGTCAGCAATGCTTGATTAGCTCAATGGTAGAGCGCTTAAACTTCTAAATGTAGAGACGAAGGTTCGATTCCTTCATCAAGCTTTAGTTCTTGAGGTATTCTAAAACTATTATTGCTGATGTAATAGCAGGAGCTGTAGCTCCATTGAACACATTCAAGTTTATGGCATCAGTCAGAACCATTATCTGATCTGTGACTAGGTTTGTGCTTGAAAATGGAATAGGTCTATTATCAGGAACAGATGTAATTGCAGTTCCATAAATATGAGTGTAGGCTGTAACTCCAGTTAATCCATGTGCTGTTGTTGAAATGGCGCCTGGGGCGATCGCTCCCAATTCAAATACTTTTCGAAATGTCTGTCTTTTCTTTTGAGGATCACCAGTTGTAAACCAGCGTTCACCAGTTAGGAATTCTTGAAAATCAAATATTCCTATTTGCCTAACATTGATGTTACTTGAAATATCTCTATAAAGAGATAGGAATTTGACTCTAAATTCATCGAATTCATCCGGAAAGAAAACGCTGGTCTGTAAATAAGGAGCAAGTGAATTAGAAGGATCAAAGGTCATATGAAATCCTTCCAGTCGCTGACACATAATAGATCAGACCATGAATTGTAATGTCTGATGTTGCGATGCTCAAATCCCGCATTTGGGTGTCATTTAAAGTGAAAAGATTCTGCACAAAAGATCCATAAGCATTTGTATAAACTCGGTGCCAAATCTTATTTTGCTGCAATCCGAAATTGGTACTTGGACTTGGAGTTTGATAGGTTGGCATAGGTTCTGGCGCTGTTGAAATGGTGATTGTTTCAATTGGATTTGAGGTGTTATCATCTGTGAAAAACTGTGCAGTCATTTCACCATCAGTAGTACGATCCGTGTACATTTCAATGTAATTCACGCGCATCGATTTTCCATCTTGAAATGCAGGATTGAATTCTTTCGTTTTAATGGCGATATTCGGAATATGAGTAATTACTCCGCCACCTATATATATGCCTGACCAGACATCTAAAAGTGGATTTACTGGGACTGCGACGAATGTATCGACAGCAGCTTGGCTAACTTTATAAATAATATTATTTGGGGTGCCACCTGTATTGGTGCTAGTAACCCCTTGGATTCCTGTGAACATAACATATTGATTATTAGTAAAATTATGATCAGGAGCAAAAATTGTATATGACGCAACTGTAATATTCGAAATAGGTATGCTAGGAACATTCTGACCGTTTTTTTGTAGTTGTGAGAAAACCAAAACAAAGCCTCGTTGATTCCCTCCTATAACATCAGGATATCTTCCTTGAAGAACAGCAGAGTTCCAAGCAACTTGTTTAGATTGCCATGAGACTGGAAGTTGGACCCAAGTGACATCTGAAAATTTCTGCCAATATCCAAAACATGTGAAGCAATCATCGAATTCAGACCATGAGCCGTCCAAATAGTTATAGACGAGAACTTGATTGGGAAATGTTAAGTCGTAGGTTACTGAATCACCATCTTCATCAATTCGAATGGGGTATGACCAATAGGCTAATTGAGCATTGTAATCACGAATTCCAGAGACGCGTTTGACGCCATCATTGATATTCTGAATTTGGAAAACTTCATCAGGGATCTTTTGGTCAATTCGAATGACATTCACAGAATCGCATGAAATGATCCCATAATTGCCAATTCCAAAAACACCTCTATCAAATGGGATAATGCTAAATGTAGATTCAGTTCCAAGTTCCGTATTTATCTTTTGCCAAATGAATGGGAGTGTTTCATTATTCGTGTAAACGAGTTGCCAAGTTGATCTTTCGAAATAGACAATTAGCGTATCTTTGATGAACTCAGCAGAAACGATAGATTCAGCGGTCGGTGCATCAATGAAACCACCTTTGCCGACAATATCACTTCTCCAGGCATCAATTTGTGGTGTTTGATTTGCAGGGAAAATACTATAGAAAGGGGTTCCGTTTTGTGACCATCTTGCTCTTTGAGGGAATCGAATAGTCCCCGCTAAATTAGCACCTTCCAAAGTATTAAGAACGACCAATCTGTCTTTATAAGGTAGGATGATTAATCCCCCTGTCAAATAGGTAGGTGCCACAGTTAATTGAGGATTGAAATTAACCCAACCAAGTCCAACACCTGGCCCATCATACCAACGAATTCCATCTCTTTCAGCAACAGGGCTAGCCTCTTCAGCTGCATGAAATCCAGCTATATTATTGGTAGCCCAAAGAACAGTTCTATAATTGGCTGTCCAAAATAAATCTGAATCTGATCCGGTCCAAATGAAATGAGTTCCTGTCGTTTTAAAAAATGTCGCATCTATGAAATCATTTGTTCCTACATCAAACATATAGGAATATCTGGTATCGAAAGCTAACAGCAGTTCATCATTTAGGGCATCTTGTTCTCTAACTTTTAGTCCCATTACAGGAAGACCTGGAACATAGATAACTGGAGTTGGAGCAATGACAGGATGAGTAATACTTAGAGCGCCTGTTGTTCGATTAAGCGTTCCTGAATAAAGAGGATCTGTGCTGATCAAAACAACTGGAGAAGCTCCACCTGGATCGGTTAAAATGACATTGCCAATTCGGAAACTCGCCACTCCCGTAGGGATAACAAATGGAGGAGTTCCATCTAACAAAATTGCTACAAATGGAGAAGCTCCGGTGTTGCCTAAAGACCATTTCAATCTTCCGTCAGTTCCAACAGCTGTGAAACATGAACGTCTTTCAATTCGACCACGAAATAGATAAGCATTTTCTAAAATTGGGAATGAGTCATTTTCAACCAGAAAGGATTCGACATCTTTTCGAATTCCATCTCGAATATTTACAATTGCGAATGATCCGCTCATTAAGCGAGTACTCCGAAACACGTAACACTTACTCGATTTCCAGCAGAAGAAGCCACCCCATTCAATCGTAATACAAAATCACAACTTGCAGCGCTTGCTGTAACTTGAATTGCAATTGCTTGACTCACGTTTAGACTAGGATTTATTGAAATTACATAATTAGATGAAGAAAATGAACGAGTGAAATTGATAGTATAAGTTGTCCCTGTTTTAGTGATATTTGTTACATTAAAACTGGCTCCAGGAGCTATTGGAGATCCTGCTGTTCCATCAAAAACGCACCAAGCAGCCGCTGTAACTCCTCCACCTGTTAATTGACTGACGCCATTATTTGCTGTTCCGTGTTGATAGAAGAGCTCAACTCCAGTTCCAGATGTTTTTGTGTAAACAGAAGATATATTTCCAGCTTGATTTGGATTTGAAATTGGAGCAATAAGGGTAAGTTGTTTATGCTGGCCTTGATTGGCTAGGGTACTAAAAGGAGTATGATCAATCCCAAATGCTGTATCTGCTTGGGAGAAATTGGTTTGGATTTGAGCTTGTGATTGAGATATGAGATCTGTAGCACCAGGAATTGCAGGATTAAAAGTCATAGATCCTCTGAAAAAGGTTGTTATTTACCTCATCGTATCAAATAATTATTTTAACTAGAAATTATTCGAGAGGTTGCCAAAAGGAAACTGTCCACCACCTTGCTGTTCGGTATAAATAGTCGCAGTTCTTTCGCTTGTCTGCTGAACAATCGTTCTTCGTAGAACCAAATTCATCTGTTCATCAAGTAGAGGTCTAAATTTCGCCATATTTTCGAAATCAGCATTATCAGCAAAGATTTTATCAGCTGCTCCATAGGCGAGCAATTGCCACCATTCATTCAATTGAGGATTCAAAGTCCCATCGAAATTTCCTGCATTATCAACATTGAAGCTAATTGGATAGCGATAGGCCTCAAATGAAACTGTGTATC